CCTGACATCCAGGGGTCTTTCAATCGCGCAATTCTTGTTAAGACAAACCCGAGCGGCCGCGCCAGTGTGGCTCTTACTCGTGCTGGTGACAACGCTGCGTATGGCTCGCTGTACGACCGCTCCTACGGCAAGCTCGGCAACCTGATCTACATCAGCGTGGAGCAGGCAGCTGCTGAAGTGAAGCCGACTACGGGCTCGTTCACTTGGATTCCCTCGGTCGGCACGGTCGACCTCTCGATTCGCGTCAATGGTGGCGCTGAACTGACGCCTGCAACGCTGGCGGCTGCTGCGTCTCCTTCGACTGTCCAGGCTGCAATCAACAGCCTTACGGGCGTCGATTGCACGGGTGGTGCGCTCCGTTCTGTTATTCCTGGTGTTGTTGGGAACCTGACGGTTACCGCCTCGGGCAACCAGATCACTATCGCTTACACGGGTACGTGGGCGACTACGCCGAGCGTTGGTGACACCCTTACGATTGCGAGCGCGTCTCCGATCGACGGTGGCGCCAGCGACCAGAACGTTGGTGCGTACGTCGTGACCAGCGCAACGAGCAACACCATCGTCGCCACCAAGCTGAGCGATGCCGGCAAGATCGGTGCGGTTGCTGGCACGATTACTGCACCTGTGAACGTTGCTTCAACGGCGGTCACTGCTACTACCGACTTCCGCGTCTACGCCCCGCTTGTCATCACCCTGACTGGGTCTACGATGATTGACGGCCAGGGCAAGTCGCTGGAGATCAACCAGCTCACGAGCGGCACCGACCTTCTGGAGCGCTGCGCGTATGCCCTCAGTACTACGCCGGTTACCTGGGTGTCGAAGGCGGGCTCGCCGAAGCTTCTCACTAGCGCGGCTGAGTACAGTGTCACCTTGAAGGTCAATCGCCAGGTGGACGGCGTCCATGAGGAGATGACAGTCGGCGGCCAAATTGCGCTCAAGATCGGCTACAGCGGGACTTCGTGCGCTGTGGTTGTAGGTGCAGACAGCATCGCCCTTACGCCGACGGGTGGCTCGGGCACGTCCCACACGCTCCAGTTCGCCGACTACCCGACACTGGCAGACCTCGCGACGTATATCAACGCGCAGGCCGGTTTCACCTGTGCGGTTGGTACGACCACGCTAGGGCAGCTAGCTCCTACTGCACTCGATGAGGGTACGTTCGCCTGTGGTACGACCTTTGGGAATCAGACGCTCCGCTTGAAGGTGGACGCTGTCAAGTTCTGGAAGGCTGTCTCTGAGAACTCGGCTGTTGTCCAGCTCGGTGAAAACGACAAGCCGGCGACGGCTGGTCTTCCGGCTGTTAAGGCCTCCACCTACCTTGCTGGTGGTACGCGCGGCGCGACGACCGACGCGATCTTCAACGCAGCGATCGATGCGCTGGAAACCGTCCAGGGTAACTTCCTGGTGCCGCTCTTTTCGCGCGATGCTGTGGATGACATCGCCGATGGTCTTACCGACTCGGCTTCGTCGTACACAATCGACAACATCAATGCGTACGCGAAGACGCATGTGCTTCGTATGTCGACACTGAAGCGTCGCAAGAATCGCCAGGCGTTCGTGTCGTACCGTGGTACGTTCAGCAAAGCAAAGGATGTGGCGTCTAACCTCGCCTCGGCCCTGGTGTCGTGCGCGTTCCAGGACTTCAAGGGTGTTTCATCGACTGGCGGCATCACGCAGTTCCAACCGTGGGCGACCGCAGTGAATGCGGCGGCGATGCAGGCCGCTGGCTTCTACCGTTCGATCACGAACAAGGGCATTAACACCTCGGGCGTGCTTCAGGCGGCGGGCGACTTCAAGGACTCGAATGATTCGCATGTCGAGGACGCTCTTCTCGCCGGCCTGCTTGTTGCCAAGAAGTCGTCTGAAGGTGGCTACCGCTGGGTCTCGGACCAGACGACCTACTCGCGCGACAACAATTTCGTCTACAACTCCATTCAGGCGAACTACGTGGCGGCTATCATCGCCCTCACAACTGCTCAGCGGATGGAGCGTGCGTTCGTTGGTCAGTCGGTTGCTGATGTCTCGGCGGCACTTGCTCTGAGTGCTCTCGAAGGCATCATGGCGAACTTCCTGAGCCTGAAGCTCATTGCTCCGAGCGATGATGCGCCGAAGGGGTTCCGTAATGCGATCATTCGTATCAGCGGCACTGCGATGGTTGTCAGTGTCGAGGTGAAGCTGGCTGGAGCGATCTACTTCATCCCGATCAACTTCCTTGTCTCGCAGGTCTCGCAGACCGCGTAGTCGTAGTTTATAGCAACAGATACTTAATATTTTTCCATAGATAGAGGACACGATGGCTCAGAAGGTCATGCACGGCGCACGCGCCAAGGTCTCCATCTTCGACCCGAAGACGGGACAGGCTAAAATCGTCGGCATTTGGAACAACTTTTCGTACCAGGTGACGTACGACGTGCAGCCGTCGTTTATCCTCGGTCGCTATTCGGCGGCTGAGCTTACGACAACGGGTGTTGAGCCTGTTGCAATTACCGCGCAGGGGTGGCGAGTCGTCGATCACGGTCCGTTCATGGAGGGGCGTCTCACCAACCTCCGGGACCTCCTGTTTCAGGAATACCTTCTTCTCACCGTCCATGATCGTCAGACCGGTAAGGCGGTTGCCACGATTCGTGGTTGCCTTCCGACGGGGACTTCGTCGACAGTCAGCGCCAAGCAGCTCCAGGAGAGCACAAATACCTACCTGGGCTTGTTGATGGATGACGAGAGCACTCAAAATAACGAGGCGCCAGACGCGGCGGACCTTCCCTAGTACATAAACACGATCTAGAATAAGGCCCCAGCCGCGTGGAAGACGCAGCTGGGGCCTTCGTTTTAGGGCCCAGTGGAACACAAACGAGATTTGCTATATAAATCTCACGATGCGCGTGAGAATTATCGTAGACTTGGGCCAATACGTGGAGCCTATGGAGCGCGAGTTCCACCAGCTTCCGCGACTTGGAGAAGAGGTCGTTATCCACACGGAAGACGATTCCATGATCACTGGAAGGGTGACGTGCGTTCAACACCACAGTTGGCCTAAATTGTGTGACAAATTAGCTGAAGCGTGGATTTACATCATGACGTAAGACATATTCCCAGGTAGCTCAAAGTAGAGCGCCAAGTTTTGTAAATTGGCAGATGGAGGTTCGATTCCTCCCCTGGGAGCCACACACATCAGCAGTGGCGGTTCGGCGGCCGCCCCCGCCGACGTAAGCACCAGAGGGGTGTATGGTCTGGTGGCCGCGCTGATGGAAAGAAAGTGGAGGTAGAGGGGAGATAGTTGATCATCGTCATCTAAAGTTTTGACATCATCGTCATCTACAGAGTTTTGTAATTACGCTGCTCAAGCATAAATGGTGATGCAACGGCCTTGTAAGTCGTTGAAGTCGGTTCGATTCCGACGGGCAGCTCTAACGCCGAGGTGGTGGAACAGGCAGACACACCGGCTTCAAACTCCGGCGGGCTTCGCAGCCCATGCGGGTTCGATCCCCGCCCTCGGTACTTTCGCCCTCTCGTTGAGGTATGGATGCATGCGCGAGGACGGCTGTTCGTTTAGTGAGTGATACTCCGTCGTCGTTCAACGGTGAGGACCCTGGACTTTGACTCCAGTGATGCGGGTTCGACTCCTGCCGGCGGAACCAGATTCGCTAAATGAAATACATGAGGCCCGGAAGAAATGAACGCGCGGCAGGTTGAACAGCGCCAGCATCACGTTTCGCTTGCTGGGTGTTGATGTTCCTCACTGGTCTGCTCGTGCGAGTGGTCACTCCTTCGGGGAGGAAGTAGATGCGCTTCTTGGTAGAACTGTTGTTGGCTGCGCTGTTGGGCGCGGCGCCGTTTTTGGTTGCTGGAAATGGAACCTAATCTACTGTTAGAGACAAGGACACAGTCCCATGGACCCATATTATTATCAGCGATTTAGCGGCTTCAATTCAGCCGGTTTAAACCGCTATGGTACGCGGGCGGGACTGTAAATCCCGCGCCCCTCGGGGCTGGCTGGGTTCGATTCCCAGGACCGGCACTACTCCGGGGTGGTGTGTGCGCTGGACTGACAGAGGCGCTGGTTCGACTACTGCCCCCGGGATCCACCACAGACTTTGAATCGTTTCTGGAAGGTCAACCTGGCGGGGCCATGGCCTGTCTTGAAAGCATTGCGTGACCGTGAGAGCGGCATGGAGATCGACAAATGAGGATGTTTCAGCGATTGGCGGCATTCGTGATTGGAGTACTGACGATTGCTTTGGGCGGTGCCGCTATCGGGTCGATGGCGGTGGGGAACGCTTATGCAATCCCTGACTTGTGTGAGGGACCGGTAGTCACCAAGCAGCAGGCCCAGGCTGGCGTTGCTGGCACGGTCTTGGGGGTCAGGATTCTGACTCAGGCGAAGCTCATCGACAAGTTAGGGCTGCCACCCGAGGTCGACCGGCTCGCTGGCTCGACGTTCAAGAAGATTTCCGAGTTTGCCAAGGGGAATGCTAAGTGTCTCAAGTTGACGAAGCATGAGTCGATGGCGTACATGCTCGCCACGGTAAGGACCCTCGTGATGATTCGCGATTCTAACCTGCTGGAAGAGTACAGTAAGATGTTTGATTCTGTGTTCGGCCAGCAATCAGAAAGTGTGATTGCGGCGTTCGGCGACTTCCTGAAGGCGTTCAACTCTTACTTGGGCATCACACCCGCTGAGTCGCCTTCTCTGTAATTTCGTTAGAGACACTGTTATCGGACGTGCTTCGGGCGGGAGTTCAATTCTCCCTTAGTTCACTGACAACTAAATAGACGGTGTCGACGAGGTTCTTGACTGTGGCCGAATGCTCACCTGGTACGGGTGAAAGGCAAGGAGCAGCGAGAACTGGTTCCGGTCCGAGTCCATCTGAAGTGTAAAGCCAGGAGGCCGCCCTATTGCAGTTCTCTGTCGGGCAAATAAGGCCTCTGTGGAAGCCTGACTGATTACGCTCAGTACTTGAGGCATGCGGGTGAAAATCCCGTCAGACGTTAACCAGCAGATCGCGACTGTGAGGTTGTCTGTGGCTGAAAAACACGACGGATGGATGTAGGTGTAGGGAGTGAGACCCCTGCCAGTCGAGGATCTCGTCGACACCGTTTATGGAATCAGTGCAGTAAGGCCACTATTGCTTACTAGTAGGACAATCAATGAACACGAATGCTGTTGCAGTCACTGGCCTCGTCATTGCCACTTTGTCTTTCATCGGCGTCCTTGTCATTGGGGGCGTGGTGGGTTACGTCGTGAAGGCCCTCAAGAAACTGTTCGGGATTTAGCGTTGTAATCGACTCGGCTTTTAACCGATGTGATGCGGATTCAAGTCCCGCCTGGGGCACCAACACCCAATTGGGCGGTGTCACTGGAGTGCAGGGACGCCTTGCAAGCGACTCGCGGTGGGTTCGATTCCCACACCGTCCACTCAAAGACACCCTTGGGCTTGACTCTAAGGGTGTTTTGTTTTATATGAGTAAGGGTTGATTCGCTATATTTCAGTAGGAGGTCGTCATGGTGTTGTTCGAGATCGTCGGTGAGCCAGGGTTCGCAGCCACTCAGCAAATCAAGATGGATGGCGGGTTGTTCAAGTTCGTTGAGATTGACGGCGATGACATCAAAGAGGATGTTTATTACAGCTTAGGCGACCTCATCGACAGTTTGCCGTCGACAGAACGTAATGCGTTCGAAACCATGATCATGGAGAACCGTCGTCGTGTCCTGTACAGTCACGTGCCGGTTGTTGGGGTGTAACATGTTGTTTCGACTGTTCATTTTCCTGGTTGTGGCAGCATGGCTGCCGGGGTGCTACGACACCTATCGTGTGCCGGAGCAAGAACGCCTCATCCAGATCGTTTGGTACGGTGTCTACGGCAACACAAGGGAGCCGCCTGTCATCCAATGGCGTCGTCAGAACTCCCTGAATTGCCAGTCAACTGGTCCGACACAAAACAATGTCGGATTCTTTGTCGACAAGTGGTACGGCGGGCCAGTGAGCGACTACTGTGTTGCTGGAGTGTACTGGCCGAGTCTATGCATGGCTCAAATCGCGTTGCCTGATGGAGTCCCATATCATCAAGGAGCTTTTGCTCACGAGATGTGGCACGCCACACTAGATGCACGAGGGCTCGACTCTGACCCATATCACAAGGATCCTGGTT